AAGAGAACGCAAGTCCTGGTTCTACTGTCTCCGGCAATATCGCTACGCTTAACCGCGTGATCCTGCCGGTGATTCGACGGGTTATGCCCACTGTTATCGCTAACGAACTCGTTGGTGTGCAGCCCATGACCGGTCCTGTTGGCCAGATCCACACTCTGCGTGTGCGTTATGCCAGCACGATGACTGACCAAACAGCAGCCGCTACTTCTGTAACAGCTGGTGAAGAGGCTCTGAGCCCCTTCAAGATCGCTGTTGCCTACTCGGCCGGCGCTCGTGGTGCTGACAACGCTGCCACAACCCAGACAGCCGCTCAAGGCTATGCTGGTGGTCAGACTGCTGCCCTTGAGGGCAACGGTGGTCGTCAGATCTCCGTGCAGATCCTGAAGCAAGCAGTTGAAGCTAAGACACGTAAACTGCAAGCTCGCTGGACATTTGAAGCTGCTCAAGACGCACAAGCTATGCATGGTATCGACGTAGAAGCCGAGATCATGGCAGCTTTGGCCCAAGAGATCACAGCTGAGATCGACCAAGAGATCCTCTTGTCGCTGCGCAGTTTGGCACAGACAGAGTTCACATACAACCAAGCTACCGTTTCTGGTACAGCCACATTCGTTGGTGACGAGCATGCCGCACTGGCAGTTCTGATCAACCGTGTTGCTAACCTGATCGCTCAGCGTACACGTCGTGGCGCTGGTAACTGGGCAGTCGTTTCGCCCGCTAGCTTGACTGTGTTGCAATCTGCTACAACATCCGCTTTCGCTCGTACCACAGAAGGTACTTTCGAAGCTCCCACAAACACCAAGTTTGTTGGTACACTGAACGGCGCTATGCGTGTGTTCGTTGACAGCTATGCCAGCGATTCCACACCTGTGTTGGTTGGTTACAAAGGTTCTTCCGAGGCTGATGCAGCAGCGTTCTACTGCCCATACATTCCTCTGATGAGCAGTGGTGTTGTGTTGGATCCCACAACGTTCGAACCAGTCGTGTCATTTATGACAAGATATGGCTACATAGAATTGACAAACACCGCGAGTTCGTTCGGCAACGCCGGCGACTACGTGGGAGAAATTGCCGTGAGCAATTTGTCGTTCTCGTAATCAGTTCGAGTTGTTTGAAACATCAAAAAACCTCACTTCGGTGGGGTTTTTTGTTGACATAATGTTTATTTCGTGCTAACCTATATAAATAACATTATGAACAAATACACCAAATGGTATAATCAAATTATCCAAAGAGCACAAGGAAGAGTCCTTGAGCCACCTTACGAGCGCCATCACATTACGCCACGTAGTCTCGGCGGTACAGATGAAAAAGAAAATATAGCGTTTATTACACCCCGCGAACACTTTATTTGCCATTGGCTGTTAGTCAAGATGACCACCGGAGAAGATCATTACAAGATGATTAACGCTCTTAGAATGATGCGGGCAGAGAATCCAGGACAAAAAAGATATCATACAAAGATAACAGCTCGGGTGTATGAGAATCTCAAAAAAGAATACGCACGATTACAAAGTGAGAAGGTTAGCGGGGAAAACAATCCAATGTACGGTGACAAGTTTTATCGCAGCGAAGAAGGGAAACAACGACAACGTGCGGCTGTATCCGGCGATAATAATGGAGCAAAAACAGAAGAAGCAAGACAAAAAATCGCAGAAAGCAAGTTAGGAAAAAAACGTGCGCCATTTAGTGAAGAATGGCGAGCCAAGATGGCTGAGAGTAAGCGCGGAGAAAAAAACAATCGATGGGGAGTAGAAGTCTTAGATTCAACTCGTCAAAAGATTGGCAACAAGATACGAGGTAGGAAACAAACTGAAGAAGAAAAAGCACGCCGAGCAGAAGCGAACCGAGGCAAAATCAAACCCAAACTACTCTGCCCCCACTGCCAACAGATGATCGCGGTCAATACCTACCCCCGCTGGCACGGCCCTAACTGTGCCCAAGCCAGGCCCCGGTAAATAAAGCATGCCCACTTTCATCACACCATTCCAGGGACAAGCAGAACTCACAGCCTCCAATGGCCTAGAAGTCGTCGCACCGGGTCTATGGAGATTCAGTGGCGCAGGATACAACGATGGAGCCACGTTTGGTCTCAGCATGACCTATCCCAGTCCCGAGTCGGGTGGCGAACTGTATCTACGGGCCCAGGCATGGTCAATACCTCCTGGTTCTGAGCTCACCGCTTACACCGATCCTGGTACCCAGATCACATATCCCCCAGAGTCTTGCCAGATCACCATCACGGGCCGTTGGGCAGTGGTCAGGCGCGTGAACCCCAACAGCTTCAACGGAGTTGGGGTAGCATATACCGGTCGCACAGAAACCGATCAAGGCAGTAGGGATATGGCACCTTGGTTGTTGGATTATCTATCGCCCATGGTCACTTACGTGCGCCAGGGATCTGGGGTCACCGGTGGTGCTCTAGACGATTTTTCCCAGCATGTGTTTGAATGCCGGATCACCGAATCATCCAGCTCTGACAATTCAAATCGGCAGTACCAAAGCAACACCACGGTGAGACCCACATGGGTGTACAGTTATACCAAGAGTTGGCAAACAGATTAGATCGTAAAAACTTTAAGGAATTTTTGGATGCGTTCCAGCACTGGTCCCCACTGATCCATTGCGGGCTGCCGGAATAATCTTGCGGTTGGGTGCCACGGACTGTCTCCGCGATCCAGTAGCCAGCGCCAATCAACACCGTAGTGATTCAACATGATCCAAGTAGGGCGTCCCAATGCACCACTTAAATGGCTCACGGCCGTGTCCACACTGATCACCACATCGAGATTAGAGATCAGCGCAGCAGTATCACTCATGTCCCGGATGGTCCCGGGGTAGAGATCCACACCTGCTGCTGACAGTTTCTGGCTTTCTTCGTCGCTGGCGTCAATCTGCAGATTGATCCACTGGTACTCGGGATTATTTTGGATCATCTCCAATATCAGATCAAACGGCACTGATTTGTGTTGATTGATCCAGGTATCTCTCCGCCCGGACCAAGATACTCCCACCCGCATGCGTGTTTTGACACCCAGAAGTTGGTTCCACGCTGCTGTTTTGCTGGTATCTGCAGAGATATAACTGATAGGCGAGGCGAGATCTTGTAATTTTAATCCCAACACTCCGGGTATGCTCATCATGGGAGTCCAGAAATCAAACGGTGGCAATGGATCTGCGTAGCCCACAGTGGCCGTCACTGTGTGGTTGGTACCAAACAGCGGTATCAGTTGATCTGGCACCACTAATATCACCCGGCCACCTTGCTCACCAATGTCATTAACGAATCTCACAAACTGGATGCAATCACCCAGACCTTGTTCGCCTATGATCAGCAAGGTCTTGCCCTGCAGAGACTCGCCCGACCAGCGAGGTTGCGGAAAGTTGGGTAGTTGACCACGGAGATGTTCAAACTGCCAACGGCGTTCGTATTGTTGCCACCCCCGCGGATAATCCCCCATGAGCAACAGACTCACGGCCAGATTGAAGTTGGCTTGTTCGTGATTGGGATCTAGCCTCAGGCAGTGTTCCAAGAAAGGAATGCTGCGATCTGGGTGGCCCATCTCCCGGATGACGTTGCCATAGTTGTTCCAGGCCGCCGCATGATCGGGATTGGCTACGAATACCTGTGCGTAGCATTGGAGTGCTAGATCGGGACGACGATCTGCTCGATGTTGGTTTCCCTGCTCTATCAACTGTTCTAGATCCATGGGATATTTAAACCACAGAGATTATGATAGTATATTTTGCTAAATACTTGACGCATCCTGCGTTTATGCGGCGTTAACCCACCGCGTAGTGGCTAGAACCCACATCGGACTTCTTTATAGGAGAAAACAAAATGGGACGTCCTCTCAAAATCAAAAAAACAACCACCAAAGACATTGGTTTCAATGCATTCAACGCAGTTGAAGTGCCTGTGTTCCCCAACACCATGGCAGCCACAGAATTCTACGGTGTGGTAGGCGGTAACGACACAGTCGATACATCCACATATCCCACAGTCAAAGTGCGTGTGAAGATCGGTGGCAATGCCGAAGCCGACGGTTACATCATCCGCCAGAAAGGTACCATCAAGTACCTGGTGTCCGATGGCACCAACACTGGTGTTTGCGTATTAGCAGACCTTGATGACGGTGATCTCACTGACAACACCATGACCATCACCATGGATGAGGGTGATTCTACACCTGTGCGTGTTTCCAAACTCACCAACAAGTGGGCCTTGGACTACAGCACACCTCCCGTGCGCTATGTGGCCAACTTCTTTGACGGCGGCAGCACAGCCATCAAGTCAGGCACACAAGGTCAGACAGTCACGCTGGGCCTCATCGAGAACTACAACTCGTAATCGATTGCTGGCAACCCCAATCCTCTCTGGGCTACATACAGAGAGGATTTTTTATGACCGCATTCGTGCTAGGCAACGGCCGCAGCCGGGAAAACATCGACATCGACTTGCTCTTGACTTTGGGATCGGTATATGGGTGTAATGCCCTATATCGCACGCACACGGTCACGGCTCTAGTGGCCACGGATGCGCCCATAGCCCAGGCCATACAAGATTCTGGTTACAGCCAGCATCATCGTTTTTACACACGGCGGCCGCGCCCAGGCACAGGGGCGATGATCGTGCCCAAACCCTATCACGGGTTCAGTTCGGGTCCTATAGCAGCAGGATTGGCAGCTTTGGACGGGCACAAAGAGATATATTTGTTGGGGTTTGATCTGGGATCCGCCCCGGGCGAAAAATTCAACAACATCTATGCTGACACAGAGTTTTACAAGCCATCATTTGCAGAACCTACATTTTCGGGCAACTGGATACGGCAGATAAAAACAGTGGCTGGTGACTTTCCTTCTGCTAGTTTTTTCAGGGTACACGGGCCCAGCACAGCAGAAGCGCCCGAGCTGGCAGATGCTAAAAATCTGCTCAGAATGGATCTAGGTGATTTCTTGCGCCGAATAAATACATCAAAGGATCTATAAATGCCCACGTATAAGCGTATAGATGGTGATTACAATATCACCACGATCAATGCACAAGACAATGTCGTTGTCACGACCAATACCCTTGAAATCCGGGGCAATCTTGATGTGTCTGGAAATTTGACTTATATCAATGTTGAAGAACTCAACATCCGGGATCCTTTCATATTATTGAACAGCAGCAATACCGCTTCGTATTCCAGCAATTCTGGTATCCTCACGCACAAGACCGCGTCTGACTTTGCTGGATTGCGTTATAATAACAATACCAGCACTTGGCAGATCAGTGACAGCACAGATTCTTCTGGTCTCACGGGAACTTGGGCAAATCTGACCACCGATCTTGATCCGGCCACTGCGGGCGGTGCCAACACCGATGTGCAATTCAATGACAGTGGAGTAGTAGCGGGAAATTCTGCTTTTACTTTTAACAAAGTCACAAGCCAAGTAGCGATCAACGGAACCATAGCATTCAGCAATCAAGGCAATGTTCCATCGGCTTGGCCCAGCACTTCAATCATCTACGCCAACACTCCCAGCAGCGGTGGTTCGGGAATTTATTATGTGGCCAGTCCTAGCAACAACGACGAGCTGATCAGTGCTACCAAAGCAAAACTGTATTCTATCATATTTTAAGGAATTATCATGAGTCTAGCAGTAGGAAATATCACAACATCGCCATCAAATGCCTATGTCAGCACCAATACTACTGCGGTGACTTTCATGAGCATCTGCAACTATACCGCTGGTAACATCACAGCCAACGTATACGTCGTTCCCAGTGGTGGATCGGCAGGCAACACTAACATAGTGCTGAGCCAATTATTGATCACAGCCAACGACACTTATCAGTTTTACGCTGGAAACGAAAAATTGATCATGGCCAATGGAGATTCTATACAAGTCGATGCCAGCGCCAACAACGCCATAACCACAGTGACCAGTTACACATCAGTATAATGGGAATTTTCGTCAAGAATCGCCAGCTGCAATCAGGGTCCACGGGAGTAGTTTTACCTGCCGGTGGATCTGCTGTGCGCCCGCAAGCGCCGGTTTTTGGACTCATGCGGTACAACACCGATCTAGCTGGAGTAGAATTCTTCAATGGAATACAATTCGTTCAGTTGGGCGCTTCTGGATCATTGATTTATACTGTAGACAGTTTCACTGGAGACGGGGTGACTACGGTATTCACCATGTCCGAAGTCGAAAGTTCTACTGCCCAGATCATAGTATTCGTGGGATCAATCTACCAAGATCCCATTACTGCTTATACAGTAAACGGCGGGTTTGACATCACTTTTACTAGTGCCCCACCTGCGGGCGAGCCCATCTCGGTCATCCACAGCGATAACCCATAAATATCCAATAAGGATATCCAATGGCCATCAATTATATACGCGGTAACATCCTAGCGGAAGATCTAGTACGCGGTTCAAATCTCTCTGTGCAGACCAGCGGGTTAGTTGATGTGCTATTCATTGATGTCATCAATGGCAGGGTCGGTGTCAATACTGCTGCTACCACACACATCCTCACAGTCAATGGCAATTGCAATATCACCACTACTCTTTTTGCCAATGGTGTATCAGCTTCAGGAAACGTCACTGGAAACATTGGTGTTTTTGAGGATATACTAGTTGGTAATATTGATATTGGAAACATCGTCAACGGCGGCAATCTACTGGTCAACAGCATCACTTCCAACACTTTTGTCAGCGCTACCGGCAATGTGCAGGCCGGAAATGTCCGTACCACTGGACTGATCAGCGCCACTGGCAACATCACAGGTGGGAACTTAAACACAGCAGGTGTGGCGTCAATAACAGGCAACGTACAAGCAGGTAATTTGCGCACCACTGGATTGGTCAGCGCCACTGGCAACGTCACAGGAGGTAACCTAACTACAGCCGGTGTGGTCAGTGCTACGGGCAACATACAGGGTGGTAATTTGCGCACCACTGGATTGGTCAGCGCCACTGGCAACGTCACCGGTGGAAATTTAACTACCAGCGGGAATGTTTCCGCTGCAGGTACCATAACCGCCAGTAATTTTTCTGGTACGGGCAATATCAGCCTGGGCAATATAACCATATCAAATACCACGATTTCTACGTCGCTGGCCACAGGAAATATCACTTTAAAACCTACCGGAACTGCACTGGCTATAATCGATACCACTACAGGATTGGTAGTTCCTGTAGGCAATATAGCCCAGCGTCCTGGGTCGCCTCTAACAGGCACCTTGCGTTTCAATACTGAAACACAGCGCATGGAAGTTTATGATGGCACTGAGTGGGATAGCGTGGTCAGCGAAGTCACAAATCAAATCCTTAACGGTGACAACGTCACAACATTGTTCACTCTTGACCGCGCCACCACTGAAGCAGCAGTTTTGATCATGATCAACGGCGTGGTACAGCTACCCGGAGTAGCCTATACTGTGATCGGAAATCAGTTGACTTTTAGCCAAGCGCCGCTGGTCAGTGACGTCATTGACATAAGATTCCTGTAATTTCTCCCAATTTCCTAATTTGCTGTTTGTGCTAAATATCGCATAGACGGAGATTAGTAATGGCTATTACGAGGATCAACAACAATCAGATCACAGATGCGAGTACGGGCAACGTATATCTAGGTGTAAATGCTGCCACAAAACTGCAGGATTACACCATCACATCTGGTAAAATCTCCAACAACTTGGTCTACGGATCCGATCTCACCATCAGCGGTAACTTGACAGTCAACGGTAATACTACCAGCATTGACACAGTTAACTTGGTAGTCGAAGATCCGCTGATCTTGCTGGCCAAAGAACAAACCGGTACTCCTACGCTAGATATTGGTTTCATTGGAGAGCGCGGTACTTCTAACAATATCGCATTTATCTGGGACGAAAATTCTAACCAGTTTGCAACTATTTTTACTGATTCGGCCACTACTAATACACAAGCCAATATACTTTCTTATGCATCATTGCAGACTGACACGCTTACAGCAGCCAATGCCAACATCACAGGTACGGTAAATCTTGGTAATGTTACCATCGGTAACATAGTTGGAAACTTAATAGTCACTGGTAATACCACCAGTGGAAACTTTTTAACAGCTGGTCTCGTATCAGCCACAGG